TATCAATCGCTTGCATGGTTACATTCTTAACCTTGCCTTGCTTTGCTAACTCCTTAGTCTCTTCTTGCTTCTTTTTGTAGTCTTCTTCTAACTGGTCTTGACCATGAAAGAATTTCGAGAGTAGCCCACCGACCTCACCAGCAATACCTGCAACCTCACCGCCAGTCTTCTTGATGTCTTGATAGGCTTGAACTGCCGTCTTGATTCCCTCATAGGCAAGTTTGCATCCAGTAAAGATAGTGATTGGATCAATGGTTTACTCCTGTTGCATTGCGGGTTGTTGTTCTTGTTGCCTACGCAAGATTTCTGCTTCAATTTCCTGTCTAGAAAACTGTGGTTGTTCAGCCATAGGTGCTTGTGGCATACCAGTAGGCACTTCTTCTTGAACAACAGGAGGCTCTGTACTCATTTGTGAACCAGCCCTTATTACTTGTGCGCCAATAAACTTAGGAATCGCCATTGACTGATTCATATTAGTTAAAGCATCCAGTGTTTTCTGTGATCTTGGAGTTAGTGAACCAGCCTTCAAGAAAGTAGCACCTTCAGGGGTTAACAACGCTCTCATAACCATATCATCAGTTAAACCACTCTTACCAATCATGTTTAATAAATCTATGCCAACTTGTGCTGTTTTGGCCATTTCATATCCTGCACCAGCACCAACAGTAGCCGCCGCACTAGCCTTTAGACCTTGAGGAACAATATCACCAGCCTCAGAAATAGTACCAACCTGCATCTTTCTAGCAAAAATACCAGCGTCTTTCATGCGACCTGCAAACTCATCTGCATTTGCTCCCAAAGATTGAACTAACGCATCTTTAGAATTCTTAGGCAGTTTGTCCCAATTTGATGACAAAGTTCCAAGATCAACCGATAGAACACCAGCACGATTTTCTTTTTTCGCAGAGTTAATAAAGTCATCATAAACATTCTTATCAATGAACTTAAGTGCTTCTACATCTGTATCTTCTACATACTTTCTAAACAAACCACGATTGTATGGATCAAGATTTTTGTACTCGCCATACAGTTTGTCAAAAGAAACCTCAGATAAGGCTTTGTCTTTTAGGAAGTTAGGTATTCCTTGAGCAATTGCCTCACGATAAACATCAGAAGCCTTTTGCACATCGTTTCTTGCTGTAATTAGTAAGTTTGTAGCGGCAATATCATCAGGTGTCTTGGCGGCAAGTCTAGCGGCTCTTAAATCATCTTTAAGACCACCAAAAATAGCCGAACTAATAACTTTTTCATCAGTCAATGAAATGTCTTTAATCAAAGACTCGCCCTGAGATGCTTTGCGACCAAACTCAGACAATAAAGACTGTGTTTGATCAACAGTAAGTTTTCCAGCCAATTGATTTGTTTCTTGTAGGCGTTTAAGTTCGCCCATAGTTAAGTCTGGCGTAGAAATGTTCTTTTTAAAGTTTTCCAGAAAAGAAACAGCATTTCTAGAACTGTCAGTAGCACCTTTACGGAATCTATCTAACAAATCTTCAACATTAGAAAGCATATTGTCAGGAGCAACAATTCCCCTGTCTCCGCCATATTCTTTAGCCTTCTCAAAAGCACCAGAGCCAGCAGTTTTACGTTCTTCAAATAACTTCAATATTTTGTTTTGAACTGCTTGAGATGCACCAATAGCCGCCTGACGCTCATCAGTAATTTTTGTCTTAGGTTGCATACCCTCTGTTGCGGCAGTAGTTGCTCCTTGCTCAAGTTTGGCAAAAATCTCTGCATACTTAGGATCAACACGCAATCTCTGAATCAAACTAGCAATTTCAGGATCATCAGAACCTTGCCCACGAACCATGAAGTTCTTGAACTTGTTTTCTAATTCAGGTGGCATATCCTTAACAAAATCTTTAATTGCCCTATTTTCAGTATAGGACTTTACACCCAAGATTCCACCTTTAACAAAATAAGGAGATGCTTGTATAGCAACTTGAGCCAATGGGCTTTCAGGTGCAATTGCTTGTCCTAGAAGACCAGTTGATCCACCAGTTACAAATTCACCTGCAACACCTAATGGTGTACGAGCAAAAAGACCAGGCAATCCAACCGCAGTAGTTAATGCCGCTGGCGCACCTGCCGCACCAAACTCATAAGCACCACGATAGCCTGGGATTGTTTGTATATCAACGCCAGATAAATCTTTTATGCCTTTTGCAATGCCAGCAGTGGAAAAAGCATTTGGATTTTGGCTTTTCTTAAGATAATCATACAAATTACCCCATCCACCAATAATATCTATAACGCCACGAGTACTTCCCTTGAGTAAAGACTCGCCTACTTTTTTAACTGTTTGAAGTGCAGTTTCTTCTTGTGGAGAAGCAAGAATAGATTGATAACCAGCGTTAACAACGCCCTGCCTACGGGCAAGTTCAGCCTGAAGTTCCTCTTTTGAGAATGTAGCGGCCATTATTTACCTCTTTATTTAGCGTTTTTGAGCATTTGTTGTAACTGCTCAGTTGACATACTTTGTAAAGCATTAGAAGATGCTGGTTGTTGTCCAGAAAATAAAGGAATTGTAGGAACATATCCTTTTAATCCTTTATTCTCTCGTGCATAGTTTTCTAAACGAGTTGTTTCTCCAACAATTGTTTGGTTCTTTTTAACCATAAATTCAATAAGTAGTTTACGAGCCTGTGCGCTATTCTCAAGTTGAGGGACAAGGCTTTGAATAAACCTTCTGTCTTCATTAGAAAATCCTGCACCAAGTTTCCCACCAAGAGTCGCTAAGATAACATCTCCTGCTGTTTTCTGATAATTCTCAGATTTGGCTAACATATCTTGATCTTTAGCACTTGTTAAGCCAAGTGTATTAAGTAGATTTGTTGCTCCAACACGACCGCTTGCAAATGATCCACTAATTAAAGCATTTTGATCAAGTTGGTTTAGTCTATTTAATGAGTTAAGAGCCGCAATAGAACTTTCACGCATTGACATAGCCGTATCTACTCGATCAGCATCTTTTGCACCAAGACGCTTTATAAACTCAGTTTCACCCTTATCAACTTCTACTTTTGTGGTTGCCGTAGTACGATCAATTCCACCAAAATAAGGAACACGCATCTGTTTGCCATCTGCGCCTTTTTGGTAAACGAACTGCTGATCATTATTTACATCTAGATAAACTGCTTCTCTAGTTCCTGCGGCAACACCAACCTCTTTAACATTTTCTTTAGTTGGTTTTTCTATTGTTACCAACTTGCTAATATCTTCATTTTTTGCATATTCAGCAATACTTTCAGGAGTATATTTACCAGCCCGAATAAGTTGTTGTAGAGGATCAGCACCAGCACGTTCACGCAAGTTTTTTGTAACTTGAGATAGTTTAAGAGCCGCTTCTCTAGCAGAAGTAGCCAAAGCATTAGCACCTTCAGGATCAAATTGAGCCAATCTTTGTGCACCAGCCATGATTGACTCAGGATTATTAGGATCAACTTCTTTTAGTACAGCATTTCTCATGCTGATTAACTGTAATTGCGGGTCTTGACCACCCAATGCACCACCAATGCCACTTGCCAAACGATTAGCACCATAACCAATGCCTGTTTTAGCAAGTTCAAAAGGACTCATTTGAGCCAATTGAGATGCTTGTTTTAATGCTTGTTGATTTTGTGTTTCTTGGTACATCTCAGGAGTCATACCAAACAAACCACCTACTATTGAATCTGCCATTTGGTTACTCCTTATAGATTTGAGTACCCAGTAGGCAAGAATGAACTTGCTCCTGTGGGTGTTGTATATGGGTTGTAATAATCTGGTGCAAGCATACCTGCGCTTGTTATTCCACCACCTGTTCCACCAATATTAGAAGCACCACTTCCAAATAAATTACTAATGCCTTGACCTAGTTGTCTATTAGTTGATGCGTTAATCAATCCAGTTGCGTATGGGTTATAGGCACTTGCTTCTTGTAAAGTTCCTGCCGCTCCAACTCCACCACCATATAAATATCTTCCTGCATTTGCTCCAGCAGTGGCGGCATTTCCACCAATAGTAGAGCCTAAAGTCAATGGTTGTTGTCCAAGTTGTTCAATTCCACTTTGTATGCCCAATGTGCTTTGGAATGGAGAGAAAGCACCAACTTGACCTTGTTGATAACTTCCAAGCAAATTAGCACCAGTTCCAAACAATCCTGCACCAAATGCAGTTTGTTGTTGACCAGCCTGTTGAGCCTGTGCCGCCAACTGAAGGTCTTGCATAGCCCGAGCATTAGCAAGTGCCGCCGCTTCAGGATTAGCCGCCATCAACCCACCACCTTGCGCCACAGAAAGACCTGTACGACCAGTATTAGATAAGGTATTGGCTAATAAAGCAGACTCACGCTCACGACTAGGAGCAAGTAAAGCCTGTTGATTTGCAATATATTGTTGGGCAACTTGTTCAGGAGATTGCTGTAAATATTGTTGTCCAAGATTAAACAAACTACCTGCCGCACCAGTTAGTGGAGCATATTGTTGTTGTCCACCTAACCCTTGCTGTAATTGTTGTCCTAACAAACCAGATAACTGTTGTTGATAGGCTTGATATTCAGGGGATACGTTATATCCTGCCCCAATTAAATTACCTTGAGCATCCGTTTGAAACTGTGATGTTCCATAACGATTTGTAATTCCAACGGGACGAAACTTTGCCGCATTTGCCGCAATTTGTGCCGCTTGTAATTGAGCATTTGCAGATGTTTCAGCCGCACTTTGACTAGAACCACCCTGAAGTATTCCTCCAAGTAGTCCAAGCCCTCCACCTATGATTGATCCACCAGCAGGTGAACTAAGAAATGAAAACGGCATATTACTCTCCCTTAATCAAAACTTCATCTACTCTAGACGGGTCTTTCTCGTCAGTAGCATGAATACAAAACCAAACACAATCTGTAATAGCCTTAACTCCATGAGTCAAGCCTGATTTAACCTCAATACACGCAGGTGCATCAACAATATCAATCTCATCACCACGCAACACAGCAACTTTACCTTTTGCCAAAATAGACAAATGACTGTAATTGTGGGTGTGCTTTAGGATAGCCTCACCCGCATTAAATGCCATTTCTTTGGCATACAGTCCATCACTAAAATGGTGCGTAATCATGCTGTGCGTTTCCAACAGTAGACAACTACATAAGGCATCAAATTAGCACCAGTTGCACTAGAACCAGTTGAAGCGTTAGTTGTAGCCACACTAATACCAGTACTAGCAGAGGCAGTATTTGCTGTTTGTAATGTTGCAGAAGCCACACCTAATGCACCACCATTAGATTGAGCATTTCCAGAATATTGGTAACTGTGTAAGTGGCCTGGGTCTGTTACTGTGGACGTAGCCGTGTGGGTATGGCTAACAACAATAGCGTCTTTTGAACCACCAGTATTTCCTACTGTGCTGAATGTGGCATCTCCACTATCCAAACCAACCATAACCTTACCTGCGCCAAAGGCTGTCCAAGTACCAAAACCAAACAATGTATTGGGATTAGTGCTTGATGTAGCATTTGAGTAAACAGAACCAACTGGATATAAAACCTGTAAAACAGTCTGTACAAAAGCAGTAGTCGCTAACTTGGTAGAACTATCTGAGGAACTTTGCGTTACACCAATTGTTCCAGTGGGCAATGTAGGCGTACCAGTAAAAGTGGGACTAGTTAAGTCAGCCTTAGTCGCAACAGCAGTTTGAATGCTATTGAATTCAGTATCAATTTCAGTTCCTTTGACAATTTTTAAGGCATTACCAGAGGAAAGGCTATCCTTACTAGCGAAATTGGTTGCTTTGGTGTAGTCTGTCATTACAGTTCCTTAATAAATCTTGCCTTCTTTGGCAAATATCTCAATCTTTTGAATACTCAACGGAAAAGCATTGATATCTGCCTCATAACCAGTTTGGACAACCTTGCCCGAACCAGTTGGATAAACACTCAATGTCTGCAAAGTCACACCACCAGAATAGTATGCAACTGTCGTAGCATTTGCCCCGTATTCTGCAACACCATAATATGCAACAGATTGACTTGGTATTTTCGCAGATTGTGAGTAATAGTTACCAGTAAAGTCATATCCCCACTTAAAGGTCACATACTGGTTGCTACCACCAATCACCACAGTTCTGAGTTTTTTCAGAATAGACGTAGCAGATGGCGTACCAAGATCAGTATGGTTCGTAAAATATTGAAAACGATATGAGGCGGTATCATCGTTATAACCAGAATAGGTAGCAAGGTAGCCTCCTTTTCCAATATACAAAGTACCATCTTGCTTGGTCAACAAAGATTTAGGCTCAATTGAGTCCCAAGTCGTAACCCTAGCAGAACCATCTTGCAAAGTACCCTTCATATCAAAGCAGTAAACTGACTTCAATACTGGCAAAGTCAACAAGTAAATGGCTTCTTTACTGTTGTATACAGACTTAATCGTAGACAAGGTTTCGCTTGCAATGGCTGAAATCAAGTCATTACGGACATTCTTAGACAAGTCTCGCAAGGGCATAGACTTCTCTTGAATAGTCCTCAAAGCACTACGCAATCCTGTGGATGATAAGAATATCAGGTCAGTACCCGTGTAAGCCAAGGAATCCCTAGCCACACAGCCAATTCCTGTGATGACATCTTGTAAAGACATCGTAGAAGGCGTAGTAGCACCCTGATAAACCAAAATATTGTTTTTACCAAAGATAAACAAAAAGCCGTTGTGTGCGCCCAAAGCGACAATTACATCGCCACCTTTAGGCCAAACAGTAGTGGTGTCTAGTGTTCCCGCTGTTCCAGTATTCCATTTGTTTGCTAACTTTGTATCAGACCATTGCACAGTTAACTTGTCTGACGATACATCTGCCGTCCAAAGCCTTCCATAGGCACTCAGAGCCGTGTTTGCCAATTGAGCAGTACCTGCATAACCCGTCAACTCGCTAATGCGTCTAAAGGTTGTTGTAGACAAGGCGGGGTCAAAGACAAGAGGATCGTATCCTGACTGAAACAGATAAAGTGCGCCAGCCAAGGAAACCATCTGCCAATTGCTTGCAGTAATAGTCGGGGCAGTACCTCCCCCCCCATAGGTAAGGGTTACTATTGAAGTGCCACTCAACTTATAGAGTTTGTTGTTTCCTGCCATGATGGTGTAAGAAGTAGCATCAGAAGTCACCACCTCACCAATGGAAACAATATCATTGGTAGATAAGTCAGTATTAACAGCAGAATTAACCTTTGTCCAACCTTTTCTAGCACCGATACGACCATATTGGTCAATCACACAATTGTTAGCAACTAAAGCAAAGCCACTAGCCAAATCCAAGGACGAATCTTGGGTATTCAGCCCATAGAAGCCTGGGGCTGTAATCGAGTAGGCTTGTACTGCTTCTGCCATTACACCGCCTCAAACGTATCGTTTTCAGGCGATCTAGCCAATTCCAAAGCAATCAAGTCAGACATACAAGACTTGTATAGCGCATAAGCCTCTGAACTAGTCAGACCACCATCTTCACCACGCTCAACCAATGCTCTAGCAAATGCGCCCAAAACAATAGGTTCTTTTGCCAACAAGGTAGTAGATGTATCAGTTGTAAAGTCAGCCTCTGGGACGATCAGACTAAACCGAATACTGTATACAGCATCAGGAACAGGCCAAAAGTTAACCTTAATATCGCCATTTGTATCTACACCCTTAATTGAGTAATACATTGGCAAACCCTTTGTAGGGGTTGGCGTTGTGTAATAAAACGAGTCGTAGTTGGCATGAGACAAAGGTTGCATCTCATAAAAACTAGTGGTGTTAATCACATCCATAGTCTTAAAACGCACCCCTGCACCCGTAATGCTATATGGGCCAGTTGTATTAGCAATCGTACTTACACTAATTGGAGTATTGAAAGCATCCCAATCATAAGCATCAGAGACTTGACGCTTGGCATCATTGATGTACTTGCCTACAAGGGCAGAGACTGTATTTTCGGAAACAGTTGTAACTTGTGGTTCACGCATACGAACCAACACATCATTAACCAAATCTAAATAGGTAGGTAGAGCCATAGACTACTTCTTTCCTTTATTTCTTGTCGAAATCGCTTTTGCTTTTGCCTTTGCGTCTGCCTTAGATGATGCACCCCATGCTTGCAGAGAAAGTAGCAACCTAGTAGGTTTGCCATCTTTATACTCTGCGCCTTCCATGTTGCCCATCCTAGCGAGAAAAGAAGCCCGTCTTGGATTGTCACCCGATTTAACAGGTGGTTTGAGGTTTCCCCCAGTTTCTGCATTATAAGATGATCTTCCCTTGGAGTTCAACCCTCCTTTAGGATTTTTACCTTCGGAGCGTTGCCAAGCGGGAGTTTTCATCACTTCACCTTTTTAGGTTTCTTTGCAGTTTTAGCAGATTGAATAAAGTCTTGTTTAGTTGGTGCGCCTTT